AAGAGCAGGAGATGTCGCGCAAGATCATCGACACCTCACGCGACACCGGCATGGCGCGCAACGACGTGGCCGACGTGGTCAATCAGTTGGTCGGTGCCGGTATGGATCTGAGCAAGGCGCTGGAATACGCGCCTGTCGCGGCCAAGTTTGTCGTGGGGCAGGGATCCAGCGGCGTCGACACGGCGAAGATGATCAACGCCCTGGGGCAGAACGCCAAGATCACCGACCCCAAGCAAATGCAGCAGGCGCTGGAGGCGATTGCCTACCAAGGGCAGGCGGGCAGCTTTGAAGCGGCCGACATGGCCAAGTGGTTTCCGGAGCTGCTGGCCAACATGGCCAGCAACGGTATCACCGGCTTGGACGCGGTGACGCAACTGGGCGCCATGCTGCAGGTGCAGATGAAGCAGGCCGGCAGTTCGGATGAAGCGGCCAACAACCTGAAAAACTGGATGGGCAAAATCGGCTCGGGCGATACGGTCAAGGCTTACGAAAAGGCCGGTATCGACTACAAGGGGTCGATGCAGACCGGTTTGCAAAACGGCATGTCGACGCTTGAGACCAGTATGGCGCTGGCTCAGAAATACATTCAGGCTACCGATCCAAAGCGCGCGGCGGCCATGGCCGAAGCGACGTCGAAAATCAGCAAGGAAGCCGATCCGGACAAGGCCAAGGCCATGATGGCCTCGCTGGAGGAGTCCCTGCGCACCGGCGACCTGTTCGCTGACATGCAGGTCAAGGCCGCACTGTCCGCCTACATGCAGAACAAGGCGCTATACAGCCAGCTCAAAAACGATTCGCGTGAGGCGACCGGGATCCTCGACAAGAACCTCGCCGAGCGGCGCGAGTCGTCATCGCAGAAGTGGGCGGAAATGGCCCAGTCGATGGATGACGCCATGCGCAGCATCGGCGATGCCTTGCGGCCTGTGACGGATGTTGTCGCGGAGTCGTTGACCAAGGTCACTAAAGGCATTACGTCGCTGACGGATAGCGCGCCCGGGGTGGTTGCCGGTATCGCCACGGTCGGGGCGGGGCTGATCGCCTTAAAAGGGATCTTCAGCACGATCAAGATCAGCAAGGGGCTGCTAAACCTTGCGCGTGGGTCGCGCGGTGGCCGGAGTGGGAGCGAAGCCCGCAGTAAAAATCCCGGAGAACTTGATCTGGTAGCGACTGGCCTGGATGTTGTTTCGCGGGTAAAGGAAGCGGCAACGGGCGGCGGCCTTGGCGCTGAAACTGGCGCAGGTAACGACGGCGTCAAAAAGGTATTCGTCGTCAATGCCGGCGCTATGGGTGGCGGTGTGGATGCGTCGGGCGAATCGCGCCGACGTGGACGTGGGTCAAGGCGCAGCGCTCGGCGCCGGTCATTGCCGAGTTCGAGAGGTCCTCGCCCGTCTGTGCCTCGTCCGCCTGTACCGGTTACACGTCCATCTGTTCCGGTTTCGCAGTCATCTGTTCCGGTTCCGCGTCCCCCTGTTTCGGTCCCATCAGTCCCTTCCGTTCCAGGTGGGGCATTGTCCAAGCTCGGCGTCGTCGCAGGAGCCGTCGGTAAGGTCGGCAAGGCGGCCAAGGTTATTCCTGGCGGCACGCTGCTGGAGTCCGGTGCGATGGCTTTTGAAACCTTTCAAAACGCCAAGACCAAGGACGAAAAAGCCGAAGGTTACGGTTCGGCCGCTGGCAACCAGGCCGGCACCATGGCCGGTGCGGCGGCGGGCGCCGCCATTGGTTCGGTGGTGCCGATCATCGGCACCGCTATCGGCGGCATGATCGGTGCTTACCTGGGCAGTCAGGGCGGTGCGGCGCTGGGCGGATCGTTGGGTAAGTCGTTGTTCGGTGGCGAGGATGAAAAGCCCGAACAAACGGCCAAGGCGCCGGTGCCGGCCAGGCCGCTCATGCTGATGACAGCGGCGCAGCAAGGCCCGGTGTTGGGGGATGTCGCGCGCTCGATGGCGGTGACGGCGCCGCTCAAATCGGCGGCGACGGCTATCCAGCCCAAGGAGCCAGAAAAACCGGTGCCGGCCAAGGTGGACCAGCAGTTTCAGTACTCGCTGAACATGCCGGTCACGGTGCAGGGCGACGTCAAGGACCCGCAAGCTTTGGCGCAGGATCTGATGCCGCACATGCAGCGAATGATGGCGGATGCGGCGAAGAGTAACGCCGCGAAGCTGTACGACGAACCCCATGTCTAAGGAGGTTTCATGGCTTACATGGAGCAAATGCAGTCGAGCCTGAAGTATTTGGTCGAGGCAGCGGAAACCGGGCGGCGCAGTGCTGACGGCATGCTGACCCCGGTCAACGGCGCGATCCGCGAACTGACCGGCGCCGCGTCCGAGCTGGAAAACATCCCGTTTGTTGGGCCGGCGATCGGTGCCAAGCTTCAGCGGGTCATGCGCGGCGTCGACGCAGCTCAAGCCAAGGTCGGTCAGGTGGTGGCGGTGTTCGGCCGCGCCACTCGGGGGGCTGCCGAAGTCCAGGAGCGGCTGGGCACGTTGAGGGAGCAGGCGGGGAAGGCGGCCACGGCGATCAACAACGTCGCCGGCAAGGTCAGTCCGTCGCTGGCCAACATCGTGCCCACCAGTTCCTTTGCCGTGGAGGCCACGCCGGCGCCGGAGGCGGTGAAGCCGTTCCCACATCTGATGATCATTCAGCCGCGCGATCCGAAGATTGAGCCGTATTACTTCAATCTGGACACGGCAGCTTTCGACGAACTGAGCCGTTCGACCGAATTCCGCTGGGCTTCGCAGGAGCGGCTGACGCGCCGGCCGGCGAAGCAGGCCATCGGTATGGGCGATGAAAAGTTGACGCTCAAGGGCACGATCTATCCGGGCTTCAAAGGCGGTTTAAAGCAGCTCGACACGCTGCGTTCCATCGGGGCCAGGCTGCAACCGCTGACCCTGACCACGGGCTATGGCGAGGTGATCGGGACCTGGTGCCTGAAAAACATCAACGAGGAACAGTCCGCGCTGCTGCACGGCGGGATTGCTCGCAAGCAGGGGTTCACTTTGGAGTTTGAGCGCTATGGCGACGACATGCAGAACGTCTGACGGCGACATGCTCGATGTCATTTGCAACAACGTTTACGGCCATTTGAATGGCAGCGTCGAGGCCGTGCTCGATGCCAATCAGGGGTTGGCCGATGAGTCTCAGCCGTTCCGGGCGGGCGTGATTATTGTCCTGCCGGATCTGCCCAGCCCGACCAGTGAGGGCGTCAGCTTGTGGGATTGACCCGGGGCGATGCCTTCGCCGGCACCGCGTCGCGTTACGCGTAACGACACCTTGTTTTTCTGGCCCGCCTTGTGCGGGTTTTTTATTGGAAACAAACCATGACTCCGATGTTTCGAATCGTCGCCGATGGAGCCGACGTCACGGCCAAGATCAATGATCGGCTGTTGTTACTGCGTACCTCTGACAAGCCGGGCATGGAGTCCGACGAGTTTGAGTTGCGTATCGACGACCGTGACGGGCAAGTGCAATTGCCTCGTCGCGGCAGCTCAATCGAGATTTACCTAGGGTATGCCGAAACGGCCCTGACGCGCATGGGCAGCTATACCGTGGACACGGTCGAGGTGTCAGGCCCACCCGATACCATCGTGATCAAGGGCAAGGCCAGCGACATGCGTGGCAGCGGCAAGACCATCCGTAGCGGAAGCTGGGAAGATGTGCCGCTCTCGAAGATCGTCGCTGACGTCGCCGCGCGCAATGGCTGGACGCCGGTGTGTCCGGTATCGACCAAGGTCGCCCGGGTCGACCAGCTCAACGAGTCTGATTTTAATTTCATCACCCGTCTGGCCAAGCAGTACGACTGCACGGCCAAGGTCGCCGACGGCAAACTATTGGTGATGCCGCGCCAAGGTGGCCAGACGGCCAGCGGTAAGGCGTTTGGCGCTGTAACCCTGACCCGTCGCGACCTCAGTCGCTGGCAATTCAGTCTCGGCGATCGCAATTCGCACAAGGCGGTGGCCACCAAGCATCAGGACAAAAAGAACGGCAAGCTCGCGGTGGTTACCATCGACAATGATGACGCTCCGGACGGCCTGCCGGCAGTGCATACCGACCGCCATATCTACCCAGACAAGGGCGCTGCTGAAGCGGCGGCCAAGGCACGTCTGTCGGCGTTCAACCGCTCGACCGCCGATGTGCGGCTTGAAATGCCCGGCCGGCCGGACATTTTCGCCGAGCGTCCGATCATCGCTCAGGGTTTCAAGGTCGGGCTTGATGGCGAATACCTGTCGGATTCTGTCGAGCAGGTGTTCACCCAGTCCGGTTGGTCGACCACGGTCGAATGCAATGCCGGCAAAGCCGGTAAATCCAAGGGCAAGAAAAAGAAAGGGCCGAAACCACCGCTCAAGGTGGTGAACATCGAGAAGCAGTAACCGCATCCTATCGCCGCCTGAGTGCGGTTTTTTTATGTCTGGAGTTTTTATGTCGCTCACTCAGCAGCAGTTGCTGCAGATCCTCCCCAACGCCCGCTCAGTCGCGGGTGTTTTTGTACCTGTCCTGAATACAGCAATGCAGCGCTACCAAATCGTCGGTAGAAAGCGTGTTGCCGCGTTCATCGCCCAGCTCGGCCATGAGTCGGGACAGCTGCGCTACGTTCGCGAGATCTGGGGACCGACCCCGGCTCAAGCGAAATACGAGGGGCGAGCAGATCTGGGCAATACCCAACCCGGTGATGGTTCGAAATATCGTGGTCGGGGCCTGATCCAGATTACCGGCCGAGCGAACTATGCCGCGTGCGGCGAGGCGCTGGGCCTCGATCTGATCACTCAGCCGGAGCTGCTGGAACTGCCCCAGTACGCGGCCATGTCAGCAGCGTGGTTCTGGAAGCAGAACGGGCTGAACAATCTGGCTGACCGAGACCAGTTCAACACCATTACTCGCCGTATTAATGGCGGTCTGAATGGTTTACAGGATCGACTGGAGATCTGGTCGCGTGCGCGGGCGGTGCTGGTGTGATCGCCGTCCCGTGGAAAACAGTCGGTGTGCTGGCGCTGGTACTGATCGGCGCTGGCAGTGCTTGGGAATTTCAGGACTGGCGGTACGGGCGGCAATTGGCCGAGCAGGCGCGGTTGAATGCCGAAACCCTGAATCAACTGACCCAGGCCGCGGCCACTGCGCAGCAGGCCGAGCAGGATAAGCGCCTTGCGCTTGAGCAATGGCTGGCGGCTAGTGAGCAAACCCACTTCGAGAAAATGACCGATGCTAAAAAGAACCAAGATCGCCTGCGTGATCGCCTTGCCACTTCTGATATGCGGCTGTCAGTCCTCATCGACGCAACCTACGCTGCAAAAGGCTGTGGGGTGCCTGCCACCGCCGGCGCCGGCAGCGTGGATTATGCAGCCGTACGAGCCCGGCTTGACCCAGCGCATGCTCAAAGAATTATCGCCATCACCGACACTGGAGACCGTGGATTGATAGCGCTGGAGGCGTGTCAGGCTTATGTGAGATCGGTCAGCTCGCCCGTTCCCGCGCATCCCTGAGAAGGCGCTGATTTTCTTGGAAGAGATGGTCTCTCTGGTGCGACACGTCAGCGAATCGGCGTCTTTCGCTGAGTAAATCCCCCTCGGCGTATTGAAGCTTTGCCCTGAAGGAATTTCTTTCCTGCGTGAGCGTATCGTTGTCTCGAACCAACCCTTCAACATTTGCCAGTGCGCGCTCGAGCTTCAGGGTGAGAGCTTCGAATTCGTTCTCATACATCCGCAGCTGGTGCCGGCAGGTTTCGAGCGGCGTCGGACAGCCGAGCCAGTCGTCGGTGTTTTCGATATCGAAGGGATCCACAGGAGTGCCTTGCATGGTACTGTTTGGATATACAGTAATCGAGGTGCCTGATTTGGGCGAGCGGATGGCGACGAAATGCAGGAAACGGTTGAGAAAAATGGGGCGCCCACCTAATTCAGAGGGCGCCTCAATGGTATATCTTAGAAATCAGCAACTACTTCCACAAGATACCCACCAGCACCACCCGTTGGAATTACAATATTTGGTCTCGCAGTCACGTGAGCCATTTGCTATTACGCAAAAGCAGTTTCCGGAGCAGGCGCTTACACCAACCTCTTTGTCACCAGGCTTCAATCCAATAGTCGTTCTCAATATCCTTCCACGGTTAACATTAATGATTTCCTCTGCTTTTATATCTTGCTCGGCTTTGTCGGAAGAGATAGGGCCATCCCAGAAGGCGTAAACACTATCTTCGCCTCGTTTGAATCTGGAGATATTCTGCTCGGCTTCCGCAATTGTAGAGAAAGAGCCAAGGTCTACCCATATGCCGTCATCTAGATCAAGAATTTTCCACATGTTATTTTCCTCGTTAGAGAAGGTTTGTGCTGCTCTTTCGTCAAGCATCATTTAGTTTTGATGCATGGAAAGCCTAGGGAATCTTTTGCTGAGTGCTAGAGTTTGAGTGCGTTTAGGTCTAAAGGTGGGGGGTAAGTTGGTTGGGTATAGCAACGAACCTCTGGGTTTATTTGAAAACGTGAGAAAAAATCACGTGCTTTAATTGAGTAATCACTGAAATCTCAGATTGATTAATATTTTTTTACTACGCGAACTGCTATTTTTCGCTACCGCACATACTCGCGAGCCAGTATTGTCATCCGCGATTTCAATCTTGCTGATTATCACTCCGTCACCGCAAACCACGTCACTCTCGCATTTCCATCCGGATCGTTGCTCTAAATCAGTTTGCGCAATATTAAGGGAGTAGCAGTTTGCTCCAGCAAGATACTTGCCCTGCGATCCGGTAGTCGAGGTGCACAACTTCTGCGTATCACCGGGAGGTAAGCTTGGTAAAAGCAACACTGCTATGCCTCTGCCAGGAAGTGAGTGCCCTAGGTCTTCTCTAGGGGGACTGCAAGCAACGCCGTTGGAGTTGATAAGAATAACTTTATAAATGACATACTCGTAGGTTGCGGGGCCATCGCCTAAAGCTCTTACCACTACTGATTCGCTTTCTTTTAATCTGATTGTGCCAGTTGTACCGTTGCTAAAGAATGTGCCGTTTTTATGCCAAGCTCCTGTGATATCCACGATGCCTTTGCATTGATTTGTCAGCCTCGTTTTTGCAAGAAGTAAGCTGTCGTCGGGAATTCGTGGTTCTGGTCGTTTTGATATGCACTCGGAATCGATTTCAGAAAGGGCTAGTTTCTTTGTATTGTTGTCGGCAAATGATGCACATGATATCGCAAGAACCGATATGCAAAGAATTAGTAGTCTAGCCATCGCCTCTTCATCCTTCGATCGTAAGCGTGGTTGTTTGAAGATACTTTAGTTGGTAAAGTTAAATTGCATATAATGGTTTGAAATAAATCAAATCGCTATTAGCCATAAATTACATATTGTAAAATTATTTGATTTTTTTTCAGTGATTTTCTCAAAAATGATACAAGCTAGATCTACTTAAGTGTCTTTCTTTGCTGCTATAAGTCTAATGGCTGACAATCGTCATTCTGGCGTCATCAAGACTGCCAACGTCATCTTGATAAATTCCTCGTTTTTGTCTATCGCCCTAAGGGATGCGCGAACGTTTTCCGCGACGTCCGCGGATCCGCGCTGCTCTACCCAGAGCGTGAGCTCCATGATGGCAGCTTCGAGGGCGAGCTGGTTTTCATTGATTTTGAAGAGCAGGGAAGGGAGTAGATCAGAATTTGGCATTGGGCGTTCCTCCGTGAAAGAGCCCAGCGTAGCACCGTGTTACATGAAGGGTGTTTTACTTTGGGAGGACGCCGGAGAAGGGAGAAAAATCAGAAAGTTTTGTAACGCGTCTCAAAAAGTTTTGTAACGCCTCAACGAGCACAGCTGAAATCTCAAAACCCAGAAACGACAAAGCCCTGAATAATCAGGGCTTTGTCGGTACCAAATATGGCGGAGGCGATGGGATTCGAACTCATGGACCTGTTACAGTCGACGGTTTTCAAGACCGTTGCCTTAAACCACTCGGCCACACCTCCGTTTGCGTTGCGGGCGCCATAATACCTGA